TTGGCGTAGATACCGGTGGTTGCAATATCCAGTTTGCGGTTAATCCAAAAAATGCAGTTCAAGCTATAAAATCTGAATTAGCTCAACTTATTAAAGAGTTAGAAACTAGCAATGATATTAAAACATTGGATAAATTAAAGGTGGAATTAGGACGTATACAAAAGCTAGGCGGATTTGAAGCAATTGTACCATCAGAAGGAATAGTATTCGTATACAGAGGCAATACATATAAATTAACCGGTGCATTTGCTCCCGTTAATCAAATTTTAGGAGTATTAAAATATCAACGCTAATATTTATATTAAAATAGGAAAATTATAATGGCTGAAAAACATAAAAGCAAGTACAAAGCACCCAAGGATCTAGAAAAGTCACAAAAACCAAAAGCTAGAAAAGATCTTAAAGATTATACTACAGATGATAAAAAAGGAAAGATGAATCCTAAATCAGATGGGTCTACCATTCCTAATCTTTTACGTAAAACCGATAAGCCGGTAGTAGATGATGGTACATATGATGTTAAGTGGAGCAATGATGACAGATTATATGATGATCTAGAAAATGGAGATTATGATCCTAAAAAAGCACTTAAACGTTTAAAGAAACGTGAAGATGCTGAAGAAAATGAAGGAGCGCGTAAAGTTGCCAATGTCGACAATCTTCCTTTTTTCGCTGTGTTTCAAAACGGCGAGTTAGTTCAAGGAAAAGCTGCCTCTAAAGAAGAAGCAGTTGTTAATATGTTGGAGGGTTTGAAATGAAATTAGCAGTGATTAAAAAACTGGCT